GATTTAAACTACCCTTTGCCCCCAAGGGTCTTCCCAAAACCCAATAGCCCTTGGAGGCAATCATGGCCGCTGCGCCCGTTACTGGTACTCTGACGTCCGCCTACACGACTGCCGCCACCGGCATCTCGTCCTCTTTCACCCCCGTGATCGCCATTGGTCCCGCGACCACCGGCTCTCCGATCTCCTTCAACGTGCTGTTGGATCAAGGCTCCCTCGCCAGCACCCCGTTCACGGGCACCGTCATTATCCAACGCTCCACCAACGGCGGAACCAACTGGGGCGCGGTCAACGTGATCGGCGCGGCCTACTCAGCCACCACGCCCACCCCGTCCGGTATCGTGTTCACCGCCTCTACTGCTGGTGCCACGGGCGGTTACTCTATCAGCCTGACCGAGACGCAGTCCGGTGTCCTCTACCGCATCTTCGTGCTCGCCTACACGCAGGGCACCCTGACCTACGTCTTCAGCCAGTAATACACGTCCTCCTCGTCGTGTGTCCAAACTCCCCCCGGCATCAAAACCGGGGGGTTTTTTTGTGGCTGGCTCAGGGCTTTTGGAATTTCCTGAAAACTACCGCGTTTAAATTCCCATGTTTTTTCCTATCAGGATTGCTCTTTGGCATGATTTTATCCATGGTCCTGTCCCGTCGTGATGGCTGATTTGGTGCCCCCCTACCAATGCCCGATCTGGTTCTAAAATGCGGTCAGACCGTCATCATTGACGACGAAGACTATGATTTTGTTCAAGAAGTCACTTGGTACGTCCGCGACCGCCCTGATCGTTCCCGCCGGATCATCCACGATGAATGGGCTGGAGGCCGGATGTTCCGCATCTTCTTGCACCGCGCCATCGCAATCCGCGTGAGACCCGACCTGATCCCATACGTCGCCAATTTGAAGGTCAAAGCCCGCAACGGAGACTATACCGATGTCAGACGCTCCAATCTGGAAATCACTCTTTCAAAAAGGGACGGGGGAGACCCAAGGCGAAAGCCAGAAGGATACGCTCACAAGAAAATCCCCAAGCGAATCAAGGGAACCATCAGTGCCGATCACGTTCCAGCCGACAAATCCCCCCTCTGGGGAGGCGGTGTCGCCAAGCTCCGAACTTACAAAACTCCCGACAAGTCAGGGCGGCGGTGGGTCCGAACCTACGCTGGACGAGTTATTGTTGGAGCAGATGGACCTAGCGGTGGTGGCCTTCTCGGAGATCATGCGGGACAAGACCATGATCGTGAACGAGAAGGGGGAACTGAAGCCGCAGTACACCTTCGGGGAGAAGATGAAAGCGGCTGAATTTGTGCGCGATTGGGTCGTGCGCCGCCGCAAGCTCCAGCCCCTGAGCCTCGACGATGATGCCCCCAACATCACCGCGCTGCGTCAGGCCATTCAGGACGAGATGATGAAGACCCTTGAGCGCGAGCGCGTGGTGCGCCTACCGCCCAAGAAGAATGGTCGTCCCACCCTTGAGGAAGCCGCCAAGAAGAAGGCGGCTCTGGAGGCAGCGGCGAAGGCCCAGTACGAGGCCGAACAGCATGACGACGTGTTGCAATCGACCGGCGATGATGACGAACTCAAGCGCGCACTGAGGGGCAAATGAGCAATTCTTCCATCTGGTGGGTCGAGATCAACATCGTCAACAACCGCACCACGCGGTTGAGGACAGACAAGATTGTGGAGATACGCGACGACTTCATGAGTGAGGGGAAGGGCAAGGAGAAGGTGCCCATCGTCCGCATCATCCTTGAAGGCGGCAACAGCGTGGTGGCCGAGGGCGAGACCATGGCCTCTCTCTGGCAGCGTATGCAAGACGCCATGCAGCGCAAGTTCTACATGTGCGAAGCCCCCGCCAGAGACGCGACAGAGCCCGAGGCGGATGACGTTCAGTGACGCCCTTCTTCATGCCCTTGAAGGGGCTATTGTAAGACGGGCGGGATGGACTGATCCCGAAAGAATAGCCTACCGCGTATTGGTAGGTGAGCATGATGAAAGCACTTACTACACACTCAACGTGACTGAGGAAGATACCCGTCATGACGATTGGTACTTCTGTGGATGGCTACATTGAAGGCATACGCTGAGATACTGGTGAAGGGCGGCAGACGGGCCGTGGTGGACATCGCGTCCATCAAGGCCATCTTCACGTCACCAGAGATTGACTGTTTCACGGTCGCGCCCCCCGACCAGTGCCACACCATGTTGCTGAACGACGGCACAGAGTTTGAGTTTTACGGCATCAGCATCGACGGCCTGTTGGGCCAGTTGAAGATGCACCAGAGGATCGACGGATGGCTACCGCACCCGTAGAAGACGATGTCGATGTTGACCGCATCCCCAGTTGGCTCCCGGCCTTCCGCGTCTTCCTGTCCAAGGTGAAGATCGCGTCCAAGGAGACCAAGGAGCCGGGACCGATCACGCTCTACCGCGCTCAGGAGATGTTCCTTGAGGGCATGGCCGAGGGCATCCGCAACGGCACCCGGCACTTCGTGATCCTTAAGGCCCGCCAGTTGGGCATCTCCACCGTGATGCTAGTGCTGGACCTGTTCTGGCTCTACATGAACCCCGGCCTTCAAGGGGCCATGATCGCGGACACCGCCGACAACCGCGAGAACTTCCGCAAGATGATCGGGGACATCATCGAGTCCCTGCCCAAGGGCTGGCGCATCCCCATCGTGGCGCACAACCGAAATGAACTGCGCCTCGCGAACGGGTCGGTCCTCCAGTACATGAGCGCGGGCAAGGGCCGGAACTCAGGGCTTGGCCGCTCACGCGCTTTGAACTTCGTACACGCCACGGAAATCTCCTCGTGGGGTGACCAGAAGGGCATCGACAGCCTTATGGCCGCTTTGGCCACGGAGAACCCCAACCGCCTGTACATCTTTGAGAGCACGGCTCTGGGCTACAACGTCTTCTACGACATGTGGAACGAGGCCAAGGAGAGCGAGCCCACCCAGAAGGCTATCTTTATTGGCTGGTGGGCCAAGGACGTGTACCGCTACAAGGAAGGTACACCTGAGTATGAGCGGTGGTGGGGCCAATTCCCTGAGCTTGACGAGTTTGAGGAGCAGACCGCCAACCTCGTGAAAGAGGTGTACGGCTGGGAGATCACTACCGAACAGTGGGCATGGTATCGCGACAAGGCCGACAAGCGGTCGCGCGAGAGCCTACAGGAAGAGTTCCCCTCCGATGAGGAAGAGGCGTTTGTGGCGTCTGGCCACTCGTTCTTCAATCTCAAGCGGATCAACGACGACCTCCAATTCATCCACCAGCACAGACCCAGCTTCACCGGCTGGAACTACCGGCTTGGGGACAACTTCCTGTCCATGAAGATGGATCAGGCGACCGACGTGGACGGGCTTGATCTGCGCGTGTGGGAGCCTCCCAAGCGCAACGGCGTCTATGTGATCGGGGTCGATCCGGCGTATGGTCGGAATGAAGACGCCGACCGTTCTGTCATCAGCGTGTGGCGGTGCTTTGCCGACAGAGTCATTCAGGTGGCCGAGTATGCGACCCCATTGCCCGAAACCCGCCAAGTGGCGTGGGTCATGGCCCACCTCGCCTCTGAGTACCGCGATTGCATCATCAATCTGGAAATCTCAGGCCCCGGCGGGCAAGTCATGCAAGAACTCACCTCGCTGAAGCAGCACCTTCAGTGGGGTCACCTCAAGGACACCGCTCAGTCCCTGCGGGCAGAGGACTGCCTCGACGGAGCCAAATGGTTCCTGTGGCACCGGCCTGACAGCATGGGCTCTGGCTACGCCTACAACTGGCGGACGGGCTTCGACAACAAGGTTCTGATCTTCAACAAGTTCCGAGACTTCTACGGGACTGAAGGGGCCATCGTCCGCTCCAAGCATCTGCTGGAAGAAATGGCGACCCTCGTACAGGATGGCGACCGCATCAACGGGTCTGGCCGCAACAAGGACGACCGCGTGTTTGCCGCCTGTCTGTCGGTTTACGCTTGGGACGTGTGGCGGCGTGTGCCCATGATGGCCGAGAACCGCACCTATGAGCGGGAAATGGCCGAACAGAAACGCATGGAGTCCACGAGTGGTGACCACGTCATGGGTCACATCATTCCCGACTTCTTCAAAAGCCAAGCCCAGAATCGTCGTCAGGCTTACCTCAACTCATTGGATGATTGACATGCCCCGGTACAAGTACGGCACCTACCACTGCGACGACTGCGACCTGACGTTTAAATCGTTCCGCGAGGTGGATGGGCCGATGCCTGACTGCCCGGTCTGCATCCCTGATGAGACGCCATTTGAGGCCAAGGCCCCGGCGCTTCTGACCAACAAAGCCAAGGCCATCGACATCGCGCAGAAGGTCGCGGAAGAGAGCTTTGGCCTGACCGACATGAAAGACAACAACCGGCCCGGTGACGTGGTGGTCAAGAGCCCGTCGCCCATCCAGACCGCAGAGTCGGAGGCCATCACCCGCGAGCTTCTTCAAGCGGGCATCGGCACTCCCGAAACGGCACCGGAATTGAAGCAATATGTGGACGGCTTCTTTGGCGCAGCCAATCCTCAAAGCCTTGCCGCGCAAGCCCAACAAGTGGCCCAGCAAGCCGCGCCTCAAGCTGCCGCAGAGACCCGCGCCATGGGCATGGACCCCATCGCGCTTCTGCACAAGTCAAAGGGCGGACTTGGTGGTATAAACAAGATTGTGCCGATCAATAAGCCCAAGGCAACCACATGAAACTGCCGTCCCGACATATTGGGCCTTGGACCCGAGAGATCATTGATGAGTGTATGGTGAGCCGCGAAACCCGCCGCTCGCAATATAACTACT